TCTTGTAGACCTTGGATGCAAAGATCGAATACACATCCTCGCCGTTGGCAAACTGCAGGGTCACATCATCCTGCCCTGCAAGCCACGCCAAGACCCTTGCCTCAATCTGAGAAGAGTCACAGTTGATAATGACATGGCCTGCCGGGGCCATGATCGACCGCTTCAGCGTTTTCTTTTTCTTGTCACGGCTTGGGAGATTCTGGAAGTTGACCGAATCAGTCCCGGCCCAACGGCCTGTGTGAGCGCCGTAATACTTGAGCGGGATAGGTAGCCGACTGCGATTCCTAGAACCAATCCCGATAAAGCGTTCGATGCGTGACTCTTCTATGGTGGACTTGGTACCAAGACGGACGGCACATAACTGCTGAACGAACGGGTCTTCGTGTTCTAATAACTCAATAAACCCTTCATCGTTTTTGGCAAGTGCAAAAGTTTCCTTACCTGTAGTTGGACTAATTTTCATCGGCACCGGCACGTTCAGATCTGCCAGTACCGCCGCGAACTGCGGGTTGCTTGCCAACTTAGCCCGAACTTCCTCTTCGGTAGCGCAGCCTAGTCTGCCTTGCAATCCCGCCAAGAGTTCGCTCTTCTCGTTCTTAACTTCTTCCAGTCGCTCGACCAACATCGCGTCGTTCACTTCCAATACAGGAATCGTGTACATCCGCAACGTCATGTCGATCAGATCTAGTTCCGATGGGGGAAAATAATCTGATATAAAAGTATTAAACAAGGCAAAAGTAAGGCTGACATCATTAATACAATAGCCGCCATAACGATGAAGATCGGCAGGAGTAAAATCCTGACGGCGTTTGCCAAGAGCCTCAACCACTTCGGTGCCTTTCTGCCCAAGCCCATACATCTTCACCAAGTTTGCTAATGATCCGCTTACATCAACTCCATGCTTGGCCCGCGCCATGCACAGCGTATCGAAGTAGTAAGCAGGAACGATGTTAAAGATAAACGATAGTATAGCCCCGTCAAACATGGTGTTGTGACAGAGCAGCGCCGACTCCACCCAGTTAATCTGGTCGAGTCGTGCTTTAATTTCTTTATGGGTGCCAGTAATCCACTCTGGCTGGTTATCGTCAATTTTAATCGCAACGCCGATGACTTCAAACAACGGACTACGGATGTATTCTTCCGTCGTTAGTTTAGTCAGGCTGAACTGCTGCGAGTAATACGTCTCAAAGTCAAGTGTTACGAACGCCACGTTTACCACCCCTTTTAAGTTCTGCTACCTCTTCCCGCAATCGTCTGATCTCGTAGTAGCACTCCCACAATACGCTACCTACCGTAAGAAATTTAAACTCAGTCGTCGTTGATGCGTCGTTGACCTCACGGGGAAGTTCACGTATCAGGTCAAGCACATCGTCTTCAGTACCCATTTGTAAGACTCTCTACTACTGGTGAAACTTTATAGTCTCTACTAAAAACACTTTTATCCAAGGCTTTGGGTTCGATCTTCTTGTTCAAGTAGTCGATCCCGGTGAACTGTATGTACTCTTTGAGAGACCTGCGAGTGCCAAGTCCATATATACCACAGTTGTCGCCCGTTACTACACGCTCCAATCGCTTAAATGATTTAGCGTTTAAATCTTGCCAAGTAGTCTGCTTCTTCACGCCGTCATCCCAAAAGCGTTTCTTGTATGCAGAGATGTAGTAGTGGTAGAACATCAGCGGCGAGATGTGAAAGATGTTATAGCCATGCGTCCATGACCTGAGAGCAATACTCTGCTCCTCGCCCTCAAAGAAGATGTGTGGATCATACGGCACTTCCTCTGCCCACTTACCTAGTGTGAATAGGCATCCCGCCGCGACCATGTAACCCGGCACAAAGTTCCTCTTGGGAACGTAATCACACTGTACGCCTACGAAGTAGTTGTCCTTGAATAAAGCATCTTTCTGGACAGGGCGACAGACTCTGGTGAGCGTTGCAAACTCGTTGGCATCTCTAAGTTTTTCTACAGGATTGTTCCTGATGTCGTCGTCCTTGGCTTGCAAAGCGTAGGGCATGTTTGTAATTAATGGTCTCTCATGATGCTCCATGAGATGCTTCATGGCCGTATGCATCAGGCCATCCCAACCGGGGTCGAACCCGATGTGAGAGTCTAGTTGGAAGTAGTAGTCTTCGTTGTTCCAGAGAGTCTGCCCGACACTCCGCGCCCAACAACAGCCACGGCTCTGCTCGGGATCAACACGCACATACCGTATCTGATTGCTAAACGGTAGGTCAGACGGATTAAAAAATTCTTTATCATAGGACTGCTCGACTATCCCGAACACTAGCGAGTCCTTGTGCTTAGCGTTGTCATAAGCATCCTTGATAGTCCACGCCAGAAGCGGATCACGGTAGGACGCAATGCTGATGAAGATCTTAGGGGGCATTCCGTTTTCTCAGGTGTTCTATCTCTGCCTTCAACACACTGATCTCTTGTGCCAGAAGGTTAGCCTCTATCTGATAGCCCGCCCTACGAATCGCTGCCAAGGCCTCGTCAATCTTCGCTTGCTGTGAGTATTTCCACGGTTGCAGTTCTATCTCACGCTGCCATGATCCCGGTGGGGAGATGTTATCTACGGTCATGTCTCACCCCTCGCCCGAATCGCGTTGGCTACGCCGCTTGGACAGGTGTCACAGGTCGGCTCGTAAGATTCGGCCACTTCCGCACACGCCTCCCGCTCGGCTAACACAGCGTCTTGCAAATCATCGGCGGTATAAAGCGGAATCGGATTTCCCCAATCCTCCGCAACTTCTCTGACGGTGGTCGTACGGACGGCACGTTCTACCCCTTCTTCTTTGGGAAGTTCCTGCATCCAAGCGGTTGGTTTAATAATCATTCGTCACTCCTAGTTCTGATGGCAGCGGCGTAGTTTTCCGCCGTTGGCATTTCTGCTTTGTAACCAAACTCCTCGGCAACGATCCTGAATGTCTTTGGCAACCTCTCACAAACCTTCGCACACGCCTCCCGCTCGGCTGCGGCAACAAGGGCGGCGAATTTCACGATGAACAACCAATTAGGCGTGTTTGTGATCCACGCTTCTGTGTATCCAGTCTGTTGCGCCATTCGGATGATGTCGTCGCGGGTCATAACTTCACCTCGTTTGTTACGTAAGTCTTGCAATAAAACTGTTTATTTCTAAGACGCCAATTAGCTTCTTCACGCGCTTCCTTTTCATTTGAAAATCTGCCAACGATCTTCCAGTTCCAATCCAGCCAAGCCCACTTTCCCTTTGGCAAAACCTCAACCTGATAATTTGTTATCCCGCCGAGACAATCCACTGGAGCAACCCTCACCCTACAGATAGGTATGTATTCATCGCGTTGCTCAAGAAACGGATACTCATTACTGTTGTGTTCAATCATTTGTTTTCTCGAATAGCAGTTGCGATGCGCTTGCAAATTGGAATTGCATCTCGATCAAACAGCCTTTCTAGTTCACGCTCAACAATTTCAATGCATCGCTCTTGCTCTTTTGCTACGTCTCTCTCCACGCAATACGCGAGATATTCCATCGCTGCTGCGGCGTCGCCTTCGGGTATGCAAAATCGTAGCCGCTTTATTTCTTCTCGGAGCAGCGCAATTTCCTCGTCTCGCGTGTCTTTTACAGGCGGCTGCTCCAGTGCGGCGCGGAGTGCGGTGATAGCAGACATTGTTAGTTTGTAATCTCTGCCTTCATCGGCAACGCGAACTCTCTGCGTTCTAAGTTCCAACGCCTCCAACGCCATCTCTGCGGCTTCACGTAGGTCGGTCATTTGCTTTCTCCCCTCGCACGGATGGCGTCGGCGCAATAAACCGGATCAGGGCTGCGCGGCTCAAATACAAACTCCTTTGATATCCTCTCGCATACCACAGCACACGCCTCCCGCTCGGCAGCGGCAACGAGGGCGGCAAACTTCAGAAATTTCTCTTCAGTTGGAATGAGCCAAACAATTAAAGTCGGATCATCCGAGTTATAAATAAACAGGTCTGCCTCCGATCCCATGCGGATGATTTCGTCGCGGGTCATAAATACACCGCGCCCACAACGCAGCCCACGGAGAAACACACTACCGCCAACACAATCTCAGCAGCGATCATGTCAGTCTTCGTAGACTTCTCAACCAGAAGTTCCTGCTCCAAGTCGCTGATTCGCTCGTTCAGTCGGTCAACGATGTACTCATTTGGTTTGTTCATGTAGCCATCCGCGAAGTAATTCCTATTAAAGTAGTAATACTTATCCTACTGTCTAGCAAATTATCAGACTTAACATTTAACTTAGTTACCTCATGTTCTACGTATGAAGGAAAAAATATTGAGTGATTATGCTGTAAATCTAACTCGTAATCATATTGGCTAAATCTGAGTTTGCCGCCCGTATATTTTTTCTCATTTACCAAAAACGCTGTTATGAAACTATACAAGCAAACATCCCAATGTGATTTGTAATAGTCACCATTCTTGTAAAACTGAATTAAGGTGTTGTCACTATTGGTACGTGGCAAGTAAGAAAAAACAATATTTTTATTTAAAATATCCTCAATGATGTCGGGGGCAAACAACTTTTTACGTGCATTGAATATTGCTGACATCCCACCATGCTTATAAACATCTGTAATAAAAACACCTAGATTTTGCTTTTTAGAACTACCGTCATGGTTGACTGCCGCCCCCGTTAATTCAGGGGGCCGTAAAAAATTAGATAACTTAATCACTTCATCTTTAACAGTTGCAAGTTCTTCGCCTGTGTAAAAATCTTCAATCAAAAAATGAGGAAAAGGTTCTGCTAAATAATTTAACTTCATTTCCAAAATTCCCAGCCTGAGTAACGGTTCCAAATCTCTGGCGGCAATACTATATCTGTTTCCTTATACTCAATTTTTTGTCTTACGTCGTGTAGGCCGGGGGCTTGAACAAGACTGTCGTACATTTTGTTTGAGTAAGTTAAATTTTCGTAATCATGTTTGTAAAAAGGTTGTTCAATAAAATCATAAATCTTTTTGATTGTACTGTCTGTATCTCTAACTAAATCACTATAGTCAACGAGCAGTAAATGATCCTTGTACGGACCGAAGTACGCTTCTCTTAAAGAATCGTAACTATCTTTTACTACACCGTTGTCTCCAACAGTGTTTGTTCTCTGCCATACGTTAACTAAATTTTTTGTGATGCCGCCGTAAATCATCGTGTTTACCGGATCAATGAGTCTTCTGCTTTTATATAGTTTTTCAAACGAATTTAAAATTTCACTGTAATTACGTACCGTACATATAATTTTAAAGTCGGGATTGATTTTGTATAAATACTCAACACATCTAGTCCAAAAACGATTTGTATTAAAAATTATTTTTTTATTTACGTCGCCATAAAACCCGTCAAAAAGCCCTAACAAAATTTTTCTAGCATTGTCCTCTTTTATCTCATTGGCTATACCAACTTGATAAAAGTTATTTACTACGCCATTAAAACACGCATACAACTGATCTGTAATGTTTGAATGAAAGTCAGGATTCTGATTAAAGATTGCAGTCAAAAGAGTAGATCCAGATCTAGGTAACCCTGATATGAAGTAATAAGTTTTACTCATTACATTTCTACCCAACCAGTAAAAATGTATTTGCTGTTACTAATTGGAGGATTACCGCGATGAGTATGCGTAAGCGAAGCGGGAAATAAAATCAATCTTCCCGCTTTCGGCTTTACTCTTTTACTGATGTACAAAAACTCAGTTTCGCCGCCTTCTTCAACGTCATTCAAGTACAGGATAAAAACTAAGAGCCTGTTACATAACGGCTTAAATTCACCGTCGCTGTGCCAAACGTGGTATCCCTGTTCCTTTTCAGTGCGTTGAATCTTAGTTGTGTATATTGTGTGTGGAGAATAGTTAACCAACGCCGCGTATTTTTCAGCGTACAATTTATAGCATTGACTCCAAAATATACTTTCAAACTCAGTGGCCTTAAATCTTAATTCAGAATTAAGCACATGATATTTGTTATGAAAACTAATACTCTCATCGTCTATTTTGTCTCTACCAAATCCGTGATGGTATTCCTGTCTTGCTTCAGTAACCCCGGCACGATCACAGTCTTCAAAATAATCTATTAAGCCTTTACAAACGTCTTTACTAAAGCAGCCATCAAATATCGCCACAAAGTTATCTATCGAATACTCAATATTAGGATTTAGTTTTTTAATTTCTTTAAAAACAGCGCTGCTCATTCGTACACCTTTAATGAAAAACGGTTATTTAAAAGTAGGTCCGGCAATCCAAACAACCAAAGACTTCCTTACGCCTTTTGTAACAGGAGTTACCCTATGCAAGGTCCAAGATGGAAACAAACACATTAATCCTTTTTGTTTAGGAACTTGAAACGGAGAGTCAGAGAAAAACAACTCCAGTTGACCGCCCTCATATTCACTTGGATCCGACAACTGTAATGTCAAAGACAGTTTTCTAGGTGAAACATCGTTATTGGCAAAATCTACGTGCCAGTCATAACGATCTTCGCTTTCACCGTTGTAAATTGTGTATTGCAAATGTTCAACAAATCCGTACAAATCAAACCCAAAACAGTCACTGTTTGTTTTTCTAACCATGTAAGCAAGCGTATCGTACAGCCACGAAGTCTTTTCGTTTAAATGAATCCAAGAAACGCTAGATTTTCTCACGTAAGGATTAAGTACCGCGATCTTAGAATTTGCGGCTCCAACCGTAGCATCGGAAATATTTAAACTCTCCCCAATCTCTATAATCTCTTTAATCTTTTCATCATCAAAAGCATTTTCCCACAGCGTAAAAGCGTCTCTGTGTTTGGCGCTTGGTGGAAAAACGTAAATGCTCATCGCTTGCTGGCCTCTGCTCTCACACGCAATTCCGTCTCAGCCACCGTCACTTCGCGCACTAGCACAAGCAACTTGCTGATAACCTGACTCTGGCTCTTGTCCTTCTTCTGCAAGTGCAGTTCATCAAACTGCCTCGCCATCTCGTTGATCATGTCCCAATCGATGAAGGCAAGTTTCAAGTCCTCACCGATCTGCGCCCACGCTTTTTCTTGCACAGGCATGGGGATACAGTTCTCGGGATTGATTTCAAGATAGGAAACATCTTCTTCTGTCATGGCCTTCGCTCCTTGAGTTCTTTGATGATCTCGTTAATTTGTTTGTCCCACGGCGCGTTCATGTTGTCGCGGGGGAATAGATTGACGGTCGGGTAGAACAAACTCGTTCGCCCTTCCTTGTGATTCCAATACCACAACTTGTTAGCGTCAAGCACATACGTCGGTACGCCCAACGCTCCTGCCAAATGTACGTTCGCATTCGATACAGACACCACAGCGTTACACATCGACATGAGAGCGACTACACCCTCCAAGTCAAAGAAGTTACTGACCGTCGTCTGGTGAATGATCTTGCCAGTCTTCTTCTCAAACGGTTCGATATCGTAGTCGGGTTTGCCGTATTGCAGGTTCACGATCTTGACGTTCGGGATATCCCACAGGCCCACCAACTTCTCCAACTCAACACTCTTGTGCTTATCAATGGTGGGCGCGGTACTCGCCCATGACAGCCCAATTACAAAGTCGTCAGGTTGAATCTTCAGTTCTTGTTGTAGGTGATCCAGACGGCTGCGATCAGGGTAGATGTAACTGACAGACCTATTCTTCTTGATGTCAGCCACTTCGTTGATGAAGTGTTTACCGATGCTGCCAATCGGAATCTGTGAGTCGTACTCGGCGTTGTTGATCCTAGCGTCATGCGGAACAAACTTGATCTTGTCGTTTGCCCGCTGCAACAAATACATCAGACGCACATCGACCATCACCGTAACTTTTTCGGTCTCTTGCTGTAGCGCGTTGAGTAGACTTGCATAAATCAACTGATCACCGATGCCTTGCTCGCACCAGACAAGCACAGACTTGTAACCTTTGCCACGCTCCCATGACGGGAGTCGGGTCTTGAGCCGTGGGGATTTAAATGTCTCGGTATCCCATCGACGCTCGTAATACTCCCACCCACGCTTGAAGTTACCCGTTTGCAGATTGATCAGGCCCACCGTCCACATGGCATCTGCATTGTCAGGATCGATGCGTAGACAAGTCTCAAAGTCAGGCAGTGCCAAGTCCCAACGATGCATCTCCCAATGGCATCTCCCCCGCTGCACATACGCTCCCGCAACAAGCGGACGCACCTTGGTCAGGTCGTTGAAGATCGGGATGGCCTCGTCAAACTTATCTTCTTGAAGAAGTTTAAGACCGTCCTGATACAGATCGTTTAGTGACTTCACCAGTATTCTCTCCCGCTACGTTTCGCTGCCCAGTCAGGCGGCGGCACTCGCATCCTCTCTCGCTCCACATCCCACAACCATCGTCGCCATACGTTCTTTAGCCACGTAATCATGCTGCGACCCCCTTATCTAGTTTGTACTCTTTTTCCACCACGCCCTTGTCGCGGTTGCCCACAAAGCACGAGCGTACGAACGTCTGCGCTCCAGTTGATAAGTTCCGTAAATGGGCTCGTCGGAAGTGATACCTCGGGCCGTCTCGCTCGCTGCCCTCACGTGTACCCAGCGTCTCTTTGACCGTGCCGTGCGGCAGTTTCAATATGTGATATTCAAACCCGCCAACACCGTCCTTTTCAAACGTGCGAGAGCGCGTGTAAGACTTTTCTTTGCGGGCCTCCAGAGTCGCACCGACACGTAATGCATGACAGGCTTGCACCACGAGACTGATGTCTCCTTGGTACTCGCTGAAGACCGCTGCACCTCGGGCTATATCTTTATGGTCTATGTACTGGGCTGTCAGTATGTCAAGAACTTGCGCTTCAGCCGCCCATCCCTTTGGCTTGTCGTCAAACCTTTTAACCTCAAACGGATCGAACACCGTGACCGAGTGAGGAGAAAAAGTCCATCTCTTTATAGATTCGTAATAACAAACGCTATAGAACACGATCCGCGTTTTGTCATTTCCTTTTGCTGTTTCTGGACTTAATTGTTTTTCGTCCAACACCAAAGTAATTCGCTTCGGTGGGTTCTCTAATTGCGACTCCTCGCCGTGGTACTCGTACGTAGGATTTAAAGGCCCATCCATGTTATGCGTCCACGCGAACTCAAATGAGGTAATCGGAGCGGGCAACCCTGTTAGAGAAGCACACTCCTGATTTGTCGGCCCCGTATGTTTGTTGTCCCGATAAATTTCCCCGTTCGGAGGAAGTACAACGTGTTCGGCTCGTCGCAGCAAATCCGCGATAACAAGGTTGGCGAAATACATCTGCATGTATTCCTCTCGCTGCTCGCCATAATTTAATTTAGCAAGTGCTTTTGAACGAGTTGCTGCCTCCATTAAATCCCTCACCGCTTCGGCAGCGTATTGCGGGAGGTAGTCCTTCTCGATCATGCATCCCTCCGCGCCTCGATCTCACGCTCCAAGTAAAAGCGGGCCTTCTCCAAATCCTGCACAGGATCGGAGCCAACCTTCTTCCCGGCGCGGCTGATGTACTTGACCACGTTGCCCAAGCGGTAATTTAAATCCTTCGCCTCGATGAACTTCAGCGTGTCCACGCCACCGTCTGTGTAGTGCGGCGGGCGGTTTACGAGGTCTATAAGTTCGCGCTCGGTCTGGTCACGGATTTTTTCCCGGGTCTCGGCTATTGACTCCAGAACTACGGGCTTATCAAACGCTGCTTGCATCCGATACTTCTTCTTTTCTTTGCCGGGAAATATGCTCATGCCCTCGTCAACTCGCTTCCAGTACTCGTCCGATTTCGCATCCACTCCTGACCGCACTAATTCTTCGTGCAGCCCCAACGCATACGCGGTTCTCGGTTTGCTCACGCCAAACCACGGGTTCTCCTTCAGCCACGCCTCGGCCTTCGGGTCTTTCTTTATCTCAATCACATCCAACGCCTGCTTTATCTCTTTCGCGGCCTTCACGATCTTCGACGGTTTCTTCGTCTTCACGGCCTTCAGATACTTCTTCTCGGCTTTCTTGACCTTCGGGTCATGGCTGCGCTCGACCTGTACCTTCTTCTTGGCGTCGGCCTTCTTGTCGAGCCACTTGATGGTGTGGACGTATGACGCCTTGACCTTGAGACGCTTCGCGATCTCGGCGGCACTCAATCCCTTCGCCAGTAAACGGCGGATGCGATC